AAGTACAGCATTAGGTATCGGCGGACTATTCGGAAAATTATACGGGTAATACATGAGAACATTAAATAGACCAATGTTTAGATACGGTGGCCCTATTAAAGAAGGGATCATGGATGGTATGAAAGAACCAGTCAGAAGACAAGCTGCACTTGTTGGTGATTCTGTTTTTCCAAAAGCAGAAGATGGAAGAGCAAAACACTATGTTCAAATACCTTTAATGATAGCATCTACTGCTGCAAGAGTAGCACCTTATGCAGCAAGAGGATTAGCTGCTCTTAGAAATATATATTCAAGACAAGTGCCTGCTAAATTTAGTAAAGTATATCCAAAAACTACCGGTGGTGGTTACATGGAATATGGTGGGGTATTACCAAGTACAACTAAATTTGTAAGAGGTGGAAGTGGTCCTACTACAGGAATAGGTATGACTCGTGAGCTTAGACCTTTTGTACAAAGAGATCCAATTTTAAGAACTTTATTTGGTGCTGGTAAGTATGGTTCAATGTTAGGTAAACCAGTTAAATCACTTGCAAAATATTCTTTCACAACTCCAACAGGTTTAGCATTAACTGGATATGGAGCAGGTTCTTATTTATATGATAAATTTACAGGTGGTGAACAACCTTCTGTGGGTGGTGCAACAGAACTTACTGGAGGAACACCAAGAGATAGAGGTATGGGTATTGAAGGCAAAACAGGAATGACTGGAACACAAACACCAAAAAGTACAGCAGTTGATCAAGACGCTTTAGATAAACTTAACAAAGATAGAATTCAAGCAACTAAAGATAAATACTATAAGTTAATGGGTATAGATAAAATGAATAAAGAAGCTGTTTATGATTCATTAATAGATGCAAGTAAAATTATTTCAGAAGAAGGTGCTGATCTTAAAGGTGCATTAAAATCTGGTACATTACAAAGTAGAATTATTGGAGCCATATCAGGACAGCTAGATAAATCTAAAGCATTGAAACGACAAATAGATGCTGCAGTTCTAAAAGGTGAAATAGAAAAAGATATATCTGGTGCTAAACCAGGTAGTTATTTAAAACAAGCTCAAGATTATGCTGCGATGAAAAACATCTCAGTTGATCAAGCTTATAAAGAATTAGGTTTTAATAAACAAGGCGATTTAATGGAAGACATTAGAGATTATAATACTAAACAAGGAACATTACCATCAGGTAATCAATTAGCTGGTTTAGCTCGTGGAAGAGGTATTAATGTTACAAGTGTTGCAGATACTACAGAAGTTAAAAATTGGATGAATGAAAATAAAGGTAAAAACGAAATTGATTTCTTAGAAGCTGTAGTTGCAACTGGAGCTGCTGAGGACGGTGCTTACGTTGTAAACGATAGAATACTGGTAATTCAAGACGGTAAAGTAAAACCATATTTATAGGAGGATAAATGGTCTCCCTTCTAAATTCGGAAATTAAAAACGATAATCAAAGAGTAGGTACAATAGAGTCAGTATTATCTGGTGTTGCATCAGGTTTAATACAAATACCAAAAGGTTTCTTTTCATTAGGCGCAACACTTATGGATCTAGGTGTTGATAAAGGTAGGGCTGCAAAAGTAGAACAGTTTTTTGATGATCTAACAGAGTTTGATGAGAAAGCAGAAGCAACAGCAGCCGGTAAAATTACTGAAGCATTAGTTAATATTGGTTTACCGGGAGCAAAAGGTTTTAAAGTAGGTTCTAAATTAGCAGATGATGCTATGCGAGCTGCTAGAAATAATAAATATTTAAGAGCATCAAATCCTGGTCTAGTAAAAGGGGCTCAGGAAGCATTGGAATTAAATGCAAAAGGTAGAACAAATAAATTTATAGCTGGAGCATTGGGGGGTGGTTTAGCAGAAGGTATATTTGTAGGCGATGTAGAAAAAATAGGTACTTTTGGTGATTTAATTGGTGGACCAACAGAAATAACAAGATCAACAGATGATGATCCTACAAGAGAACTATTAAATAGAATTAAGTTTGGTACAGAAGGTGCATTATTCACTGGTATTATAGGAGGCACCGGTAAAGTAATTAAAAAAATAACTGATCGAAACAAACAATTAGATGTAGCAAATTCTAAACTAGATAGATGGATTGATAAAATTGCATCGGGGTTCAGGGCAAGAAGCGGAAAGACTCAAGAGTTTTTTGATATTGAAAGAACTTCTATTGGTGAAAGAGCATCGGATGCTGCAGCTGCAAGAAACATATCAAGAGAACTAGATCAAGCAATTGATAAAGTATTTCCTCCATTTAGAACGGTTATGAATCAAGCAACAGCAAAAGATCGACAAAAACTTTTAACAGAAATTAATGATTTATTATTATCAGGTAAAGCAGAGCTTGATGATCAAGGTATTGCAACATTTGGTGCATTAGATGATGCAAAGAAGGCTGGATTAGTTAAAAAATTAAAAGAACTAGGTGCAAAAGATGAAACTATTACAGAGGTATTGGGAAGTTTATCTACAATAAGAACAAGATGGGCAGACTTATTTTCTAAACTTGGAAGATCATTGGGATCAAATGAAATACAAGAATTTAAAAAATTATTTGGAAATAAATTTAAAAACTATTTAGGCTCTACATACGATATATTTCAAAATCAAAGTATACTTCCTTGGGTAAGATACCAACCTACAAGAGAAGCAATTGATGAAGCAAAAGAAGTATTTAAAGCTAGTGCTAAAGAAGCAGGTGAAGAACTAACTGATCTTCAGGCAGAACAAGCAGTATCAAGAGTATTGAAAACTGCAAGACTTCCTAAAGGTATGAGAATGGATAGACCTTCAGACGCTATATTTGAAGTACCTGGTTTCTTTGTAAACAGAACTACACTTGATGAAGTTGTAACAGCCAGAGGATCCGCGTTAGTATCTGCAGGTGCAATTAAACAAGGAGATAGAAAAGTATTTGAAAACCTTTTAGGTAAACAAGCTAATCCTATGCAGACTATATTAGGGGGTACAGCTAAATTATCAATGATCACAAGAAGAAATTTATTTTTTCAAGACTTAATTAAAAAATCAAATGAACTAAAAGCTGCAGGTGGTAAGCCTATGTTTGCAGAAACAGCTGATGAGGCGCGAATATTATTTGGTGATGACTACCAACAAATAAGAATTGATCAAGCTAGAACATTAGATGTTGCAGCTAAAGGTGGATCTGTAAATCCATTAAATGAATTATATACTACACCAGGAATGGCAAAAGCTTTAGAGTCTACATCATTAAGTTTTGATAAAGCAGGTGTACTTGGACAACTGTATCAAAGTTTAATTTTATATCCAAAAGGTTTATCACAAATTGCTAAAACAATTTTATCACCGGTAACACATGTCAGAAACTTTGTAAGTGCTGGTGCATTTGCTACAGCAAATGGTATTATACCTGATGGAGCTGCAATTAAACAAGCATACCAAGCACTGCAAACACCATTAAAAGGTACTAGACAACAGAATGATTTATATGAAGAGTTATTAAGATTAGGTGTTGTAAACTCAAACGTAAGATTAGGAGATCTAACAAGACTATTGGAAGACGTAAACTTTGGTGAAACCATGACATCAGACAAAGGTCTTAGAATGTTACTCAAACCTTTATCAAAATTAAAGTCAGTATCACAAGATTTATATACAGCTGAAGATGACTTTTGGAAAATTGCATCATGGGCAATGGAAAAATCTAGACTTGAAAAAGCTTTAGCAAACAAAGGTATTACTAGAGGTATGTCTATAAAAAGAAATGGTGTTGATGTTACTATTGATGATGAGTTCTTTAAACAAGAAGCGGCTGATATTGTAAGAAATAATATACCTAACTATGACTATGTGTCTGATTTTGTAAAATCTTTAAGAAAATTACCTATTGGAAACTTTGTATCGTTTCCTGCAGAGATAGCTAGAACGGGTACAAATATTGTAAGACGAGCGTTAAGAGAAATAAATGAAACAATAACTTTAGCTGATGGTACAGTTGTAAAACCGTTTGAAACTATTGGTTATACTAGATTATTTGGTTTTGGTACAACTGTTGCGGCGGTACCTTATGCAACACAAAAAGCTTTTCAAGCAATCTATGATGTAACTGATGAAGAAAGAGAAGCAATCAGAAGATATGTTGCAGATTGGTCAAAAAATTCAACTATTTTACCTATAAAAGATAAAGATGGCAACTTTAAATATATAGATTTTAGTCATGCAAATGCATACGATACTTTAGTTAGACCTGTACAAACAGTTATTAATGCGGTTGCTGATGGTCGAACAGATGAAGATGGAATCATGGATGATTTTTTAAAAGGTACATTTACATCGATGGCAGAATTCGCACAACCATTTATATCAGAAGCTATTTGGACAGAAGCTGTAACAGATTTATTAGTTAGAGGTGGTAGAACTAGAGAAGGTTTTCAAGTATTTAATCCACAAGATTTACCTGGAGATAAAGCAACAAAAATTATGCAACATCTAGTCAAAGCACAAATGCCTTTTTCTTTTGAACAATTAAAAAGATTAGATAGATCTATTGAATCAGTAGATGTTTTAACTAAAGGTAAGTTTGATGAGTATGGTCAAGCATTTGAATTTGGTGATGAGTTTCAAGGACTGTTTGGTTTTAGAGAAGTTAAAGTAAATCCTTCACGTTCACTAGACTTTAAGGTTGCAAACTATCAAAGAGGTGTAAGGGAATCTAGACAATTATTTACTAGAGAAGCTTTACGTGGTGGACCAATAGAACCAAAAGACATTGTGGATTCATATATAAATGCAAACAGAGCATTGTTTGATGTAAGAAAAAATTTTAAAGCAGATTTAGATGCTGCAAGAACTTTAAATATAAGTGATGATGCTTTCAGAGCTTCTACAGGAAGGTTATCTAATGTAGAAGTAAATACAATTGATAACAATAGATTTAGACCTATTAATATTTCACCTGATGTTAGACAAGCGTTTAGAGAGAATGCAGAAAAATTAGGACTACCTGATCCATTAGATACAGCACTAGATGCTATAATAGATATACAAACACAGATGAGAGATGTTTCATTACAACAAGTAGACTTTCCTGTATTTGAAAATCCATTATTACCTATTATGCAAGATACACCTGCAACACCAACATCATTAAATTTACCTAGTATCGATGCTAATATTGTTAATAATCCAGGTGCAGCAGGATCTTTTTCTAACTTGACAACAGCACAGAAACTGTCAATATTGTTTCCACAAGGATAATTATGGCTAGAAAATCAGCAATACAAAAAATAGAGGATCATGAAAAGCTTTGCAGAATAATGCAAAAGCAAACTTTCGATCAAATCAAAGAAGTAAAAGATAGAATTACTAGAATTGAAAGAATGATCATCGGTGGAGGTGGTGCTATTATTTTAACCTTAATTATCAATATGCTTCAATAATGAATCTTTCACGTAACTTCACTCTTCAGGAGTTAATCAAATCAGATACCGCTATCCGCAAAGGTATCGATAACAACCCAAATGCAGATCAAGTAGAAAAATTAAAACTACTGTGTGAAAGAGTTTTGCAACCCGTCCGGGATCACTTCGGAAGAGTGAAGGTCACTAGCGGATTTCGTTCGCCTGAGCTGTGTGTTGCTATTGGTAGTTCTATAAATTCACAGCATGCCAAAGCTGAGGCCGTCGATTTCGAAGTAAATGGAGTAGACAATGCAGAAGTTGCTGACTGGGTTCATATAAATTGTGAACCAGATCAATTAATTTTGGAGTTCTATACTCCTGGTGAGCCAAACTCTGGATGGATTCATGCAAGCTATATAGAGTTTAACCCTAGACGACAATACATGAGAGCTTATCGTGAAGGTAAGATAGTAAAATATAAGCCTATTATTGGTAAAGCTGTGGATTTAGTTTAACATCCACAACATACACATAGTCAAACTAATCCATAATCCCATTCTAATTACAACACCAGGTCTTAAATCCATGCTTTTAATTCCTCTCCCATTATCTGTGTAGCTATATCTACTTTTTTACGTAAGGCTTTTACTATTCTAGTATCAACTGTATTCTCAACAATTAAATCAATATAAGTCATAGGTTTTTCTTGACCAATACGATCTATTCTAGCCTCAGATTGCTGACGTTTTTCTAGATCATAACCATTAGAATAATATATCATGGTTGATGCTGCAGTTAATGTAATACCATAACCACCTGTCTGCGTAGTTCCTACAAAGAATCTTACAGGAGAATCAGGGTCCTGAAATTTTTTAATATTTTTTTGTCTATCTTCTTGTGGTGTTAATCCATAATAATCTACATAAGAATCATCACCATATTCTTTAGACAATGCTTTAATAATATTAGTTACATCTCTTTGAAACTGGGCCCAGATAACAACCTTACCCTCTACTTCACTCAATACATCCATTAGTTCAACTATCCTATTGGATGGCATCTCATGTAAAGTGCCATCATCAGCAGTAAAGTGACCACAAGTTATTTGTTGTAGTCTCATTAGTTGAGTTAATACTGTAGCTGTAGTCATAACTTTACCTTCCATATGAGCAACAGCTAATTGTTTCATTTGAAGATATGCTTTCTCTTGTTCTTTAGTTAAAGATACTTCACGTTTCATAAATGTCTTTTTAGGTAAATCTAAACAGTCATCCTTTAATACACGATAAGAAAAATCTTTTAACTTTTCTGAAAGCTCGGGTAAGTTTTTATATCCAACAACTATTTGTATAGACCTACCGCTGAAGTTTGCAGTTTTCATAACTGCATATCTAGTTCTAAAAGCATAGTAAGAACCAAAACCTAATAGTTCTTCTTCTAAAAATTCACATTGTTTATATAAATCTAATGGTGATTTAGTTACAGGAGAACCTGTTAATATTCTTCTATACTTTGCAAGTTTACCTAAACCCACAATATTTTTAGTACGCTTAGCATCTGGATTTTTTATTGTAGTAGACTCATCGATTGCCATAATTGTATCGTGACAATTTAAAAATTTTTCTGCAAAGTCCACACCTTTTTTAGTTGATAGGGATTCAACATTCATAACCAATATATGTAGGTCTTCACCTGTTTTAAATAATTTATTTAATTCTGTTTGTTGTTTTTTATTTATAGAAGACTTCCACAATATATTTATTGGGTCTATATGATTGACCATGTGATTTGGTATTTCACCTTCATGCCAATTTTTATATACACCTTTTGGTGCAATAATTAATGCACCATTAATTTTACCGTTATCATAAAGCATGGATATATTATCTATTAATACTTTAGATTTACCGGTACCCATCTCCATGAAATAGGCAAAATATTTTTTATCCCAAGACATTTCTAAAGCCTTGAGTTGATGTTCATAAGGTTTAGTCTTAAATTTATACTTCATAATTATTTTCTTCTTTCTAGTTGACTTCTATATAATCGATGTTATATCTTTTGTCAATGTCAGAAAGAATAGTTTACGTAGTTCAAGAAGTACCGGGGACAAAAATCGGTAGTCCTAAAATAAATATTATGGGCGCAGCAAAATATGGCGAGCTTAAAATATTATTACCAGAACTATCACAAATAATTTTTTCACCTGGACCATTAATTTTTAAGTTGAGAAAATTATTAAAAAATTTTCAACCAGAAGATTATTTATTGTTAACAGGTGATCCTGCTATTATTGGTGTTGCGTGTTCTATTGTATCTGATATTACTAATGGTAGATACAACTTACTCAAATGGGATAGACAAGAAAGATCTTACTACCCTATTAAAATTAATTTATACGAGAAAGGAGAAATAAATGAGTGAAGTAATTAAAACATTTACTGGAAGTGGGTCAATAAACTTTGAAGAAGATCAAAGGGCAGATCTTACTGACAGTTCAGTTAATGATGCAAAATCATTATCAGATCAAGTAGTCAAATTAAAAAAATTAGAGGACGAACTTGAACAAAAAGAAAAAGAATTAAAAGAACTGAAGAGACATATTGATATAGTATCAGGTGATGTCATTCCGACTATGATGCAAGAGATGAATATCTCTACATTAAAGTTAGCAGATGGTTCTTCAGTTGAAGTTAAACCAGTTTATGGTGCTTCTATACCTATAGGTAAGAGGGAAGAAGCATTCTCATGGCTTCGAGAAAATAACCTCGGCGACCTTATCAAAAATGAGGTAACGGTTTCCTTCGGGGTTAACGAAGATAACAAGGCACAGTCTTATGCTGTCCTTGCAAAGGGTCAAGGGTTTGAACCTGTCCAGAAACTAAAGGTCGAACCAATGACTCTTAAAGCATTAGTCAGAGAGCGTCTTGAGTCTGGACAAGAGATGCCCTCTGATCTATTTAATGTGTTCTCAGGAAACAGAACCAAAGTAACAAGGAGTAAATAAACATGAACCAAGTAGCAGAAAAAAAGTCTGCAGGTCTTCCAGCAAATATGTTTGAAGATGATGCAGCAAAAGGTTTAGGTGCAATAGGTCAAGAAGATCTAGCCTTACCTTTTCTAAAAATCCTAGGACAACTTTCACCAGAAGTTAATAAACGTGATGGTAAGTATGTTGAAGGTGCAGAACCAGGAATGATTTACAATTCAGTTTCTGGTGAACTGTATGACGGTGTAAAAGGAATCGATGTCATTCCAGCGTTCTATAAGTTGGAGTACATTGAATGGAAAGATAGAGGAGAAGGTTTAGGTGCACCAGTTGCAATCTATGACTCATCTTCAGATATCTTGTCTAAGACTACACCAGATGCAAACTACAAAGATAGATTACCAAACGGTAACTATGTAGAAAAAACTGCATCACACTTTGTAATTGTAATGGGAGATAATCCATCGACAGCATTGATTTCAATGAAATCTACTCAATTAAAAATTAGTAGAAAGTGGAACTCAATGATGTCTGGAATAAAGATGAAGGGTGCAAATGGAATGTTTACACCGGCATCTTTCAGCCACATTTACAAACTAAAGACCACTCAAATGTCAAACGATAAAGGCACTTGGTTTGGTTGGGAAGTTAGTAAAGTTGGCCCTGTAACTGATAAGAGTCTTTATCAACAAGCTAAGTCATTTAGTGAAAGCATTTCTAAAGGAAGTGTAAAAGCTAAACATGGCGAAGAAAAAGCTAAGGACGAAAGCATTATATAATTCCTTCGGGATATGTGCACAGTGTGGGCCTAAGCGAGAGTGGATGGCCCACATAAACAGTTATGGAAAAAAGATATATAGAATTTTTTACTGGATATAAGAATGCTTATGGTGTTGCTGATTTTAATCACCAGGATTCTTACGTAGATTCTGAAACAGGTAAAAAGAAACCTGTTTATAGATGGAACTATGAACCACTTACTGATGAAGTATATGAACAACATTTAAAAGGTGAGTTATCAATTGGTATTCAACCTTGTACAGAAAACTCAGAAGTTAGATTTGGTGTTATAGATATAGATCCAAAAGATTATGAAGAATTTAATAAAAAAGATTACATAGATATTATACAACAATATGATCTACCTTTATTGCCGGTCGAATCTAAAAGCGGCGGACTCCATTTATTTTTATTCATGGATAAATTTACCAATGCTTCAATTGTAAAATCATTTTTATCAAACTTATTATCATTGTTTGGATTAAAACCAGATTGTGAAATATTTCCTAAACAAACACAATTAACAAAAGATAGTGAGACAGGTAATTTAAAACCAGGACAATTTATTAACCTACCTTATTTTGGGGAGAAAAGAAGAGGATTAAATATAGATGGTACATCATTTAGTTTAGAAGAATTTATGAAGGTCATCAGTGTAAACCTGGTGACAAAAGAAAGACTGAAAGAAATAACAGACGACATCGAAGTAAAAAGTATGGAAGGTGTTGATGATGAATTTATTGAAGGACCACCATGTCT